GTCCAAGCCTTAGGAATGGGTATTAACGACGGGGAAACAACCGCTATACACGAACACATTCCCACGTTACAAACAGATGCCCGAATAAAAGATATAAACTTCAACCTGTCTATGGCTGGGGTAAAATGCGGTTTTTCAGAAGGCGTTTTCGTAATGAACGGGCAAACTGGAATGATAACGGCGACACAGGTCGAAAGTGATGACCGTGATACTATTCAAACAATCAAAACAGACCGCGATGCGCTCAGAGACGCGTTAGAACAGGCGCTATATAGTGTTGACGTATTAGCAACGCTATTAAACCTTGCGCCCGCCGGCGTTTACGATGTGAATTTTAATTTTGGCGATATAACATACAACTATGAAGAAGATAAAACAGCATGGCGTTCATATGCCTTGCAGGGGTGGGTTCCGAAGTGGATGTATTTCGTTAAATTTGAAGGAATGAGCGAAGAAGAAGCAAAGGCATTAACGACCGAAGCGCAAGCCGAAAATGCGGCAAAGGGTTTATTTGATACAGAATAAGGAGCGATTAAGCATGCTGTCACCGCAGGATTTATTGCAGATTATTGATACAATGTATCCGTTGATAGATAAGCTTAATTATTTTATCACGGATGATATAATAAGCCGCATGATGGCTCGTCTGGGGCGCGGTGAGGCATTTTTATTGACGGGAACAGACCAGTGGCAATTAGAAGTGTACAAGGCCGCAGGCGGGCATTTGGAAGCGTTGCAGCAGAAAATTAAAGCGTTTACTAAAAAATCAGAAGCTGAAATAAAAGAGATATTTGAAGCTGCGGGGATCCGTTCTTGGAATAACGACAACGACTTTTATGTAAAAATGGGTTTGCCGTCACAGGATTTTAAGTTGTCGGAAACGATGCAGAAGATTTTATCCGATGAGTATCAAAGAACGCTCGGCGAAATACAAAATTTCACGCGTACGACCGCGAAGGCAAGCCAAAAACGACTTATAAACGCCATGGATATAGCGCACTTGAAGGTCTTAACGGGCGCACAATCATACACACAAGCTGTAAAAGATGCTGTTAATGAGATAGCTGGCGAACAAACAAGCGTACAGTACCCAACGGGGCATATTGATACCATTGAGACCGCGATACTTCGCGCCGTGCGTACAGGCACGGCGCAAGCGTGTGGTAACTTGTCAATGCAGGAGATGGTTGAAAGGGATTGGGATTTAATCCGCGTATCCGCGCATCTTGGCGCGCGTTATGGCGACGGTGGCGAAAATCCTGGCAATCACTTTTATTGGCAGGGCGGTTTATACAGTCGAACAGGACTAACAAAAGGCTATTTGCCTTTTGTTGAAACAACAGGGTACGGAACGGGCGAGGGATTGTGCGGTTGGAATTGTCGTCATAGCTTCGGCCCTGGTGACCCAAATCACAATCCATATAAAGACTTCAATGCCGAAGAAAACAAACAGGCTTTTGATTTATCGCAAAAACAACGAACGGCTGAAGCTCGAATACGCAGTAGTAAATTAAAGTTACTCGGTTTGCGGGGGGCTATAAACAGAGCTGAGGATAAGGGGCTAAAAGCTACACTTCAAAGCGATTATGATAAAGCAGCGACGCTTTTATATAAACGGAACGCGGCGCTAAATAAGTTGTGTGAAGATAACGGGTTAAAAAAGTTATCAGATAGAATAAATGTTGCAAAGTGGAACCGAACGGAAGCAATGAAGGCGGTCGCAGCGGCAAAAAGATACAATAAAAAATAGCTTACACAGGTGCGTGTGTCTCTTTCCCCTCACTTTTTTCTCGACACACGCACTATATGCCTTAATCAGTTTTTATTCGGTGCAATTCCGATATAAGGCAACGAATTGGATTATCAGCAAATCCTAATAAAGCTGAAACGGTGGACACGGCGACGTCCTAAAAAGCCTAACATCGTTACAGGAGGTAGCTCTATGAAAACGCAGGAATTAACAGAACTCGGTTTGACGGAGGAGCAGGTAAACAAAATCTTTGTTTTAAACGGCAAAGACGTTGAAAGCGTAAGAACGTCTAAGGATAAGGAAATAGCAAGTCTTATGACCGAAAGGGACGACTTAAAAACGCGCCTCACGTCTGCAGAAGAAACGTTGAAAAATTTTGATGGTATTGACCCCCAAAAAATCCAGCAAGAACTTCAAGATTATAAGAAAAAAGCCGAAGAAGCTGAAAGGGATTATGCCGCAAAAATTTTACAACGTGACCAACAGGACTGGATAAGAGCCAAACTTGACGAATATGGCGTGACTTCGCCTTACGCTCGTAAGGCGCTTACCGCTGACCTTATGGACAGCGCAAGCGGGCTTACGTGGAAGGAAGGAGCCTTTTTTGGTTTCGACGAATATATGAAGGCCGCCAAAGAGAAAGACAAGAGCTTATACCAGACCGCAGAAGAAAAAGAAGCAGCAAAAAAAGCCGCTGAAGCGGAAAAGGGGGCGCCGCGCTTTATTGGCGCCGGTACGGGTGAATCGTCTGGCGAGGATAAGGGTAAAAAGACATATATCCCCCCTAAAATATTTTAAAAAAGGATGGTATAAAACATTATGAGTAGAATTACGTCATTAAACATGCTTACTACCGACGAGGGCAAGGCTTATCTTGCAGAACTCTATTCGGGAGTAATTGAAAATGTGCAGAAAAATCTTATTTCTGCAACTATTAAGAATCAAGAATTGTCGGGTGATCCCGTTTCCGGTTCCGTAGAAGCAAAGCGTTTTGCAAACGCCAATTCGCAGGATTACGGCACGGCTCGTTCGGCGGGTAAAGGTAGTAGCGTAAAGTCTAATCCCGTTACCGTTATGATTGACACAGACAAAGAAATTGTAGAGGAACTTGAAGAGAAGGATATTCGCTTGTACGGCGTTGACGGCGTACTTGAAAGACGTGCAGCAAACCATGTGCTTCGCATGGTTGCCGAACTCGATAATGCTTTTTTCGCTGAGGCAGCTGCAAATGCGGTAGCCGTTTCTTTGTCTGAGGACGACAATATAGAGGAAATCCTCGAGGCCGCTATACAGGAATGTGAGAACACTAAAAACAACTTCGTTGACGGTGTACCGCGTTCTATGATGCACCTCGTTTGCGGTACTAAATACTATGGCAAGATAAGAAACAACCTCGATAAGCAGAGTCGTTCCAACATTGACACGGCGGCTGAAGAGTTCTTAACTTGGCACGGCGTTGAAACGCACTCCTGTACGCATCTCCCCGTAGGCGTTGATTTCCTCGTTATGGTTACGGGTGCGGTTGCACAGCCCGTTATGGCTAATCAGTATGCAGCTGAAAAGATTCCTCTTTCCAACGCATACGGCGTGAGCCTTTTCTATGATTATGGTACCAAAGCGGTAACGCCCGACTTGATTTTCAAGCCCCAGTTCTATACGCAGGTTACTATATCGGCATTTGCGGACGGCGTTACTTATTACACCTACAATGAAAAAACGGGAATTTACACCAAGGTTACGGGTACGTACGATAAGGATACTACCTATTATACCAAGAATTGATAGGGTAGCTTAATTATGCGGTTTATCAACACAAAAACGGGAAATGTTATATTTGCAAATGACTCAGAGGTTATAGCGGCTTTAATGGGCTCTTCGGTGTATGTGCTTATTGAAGTTGCGCCTGTAACCGAAGCGGAAAATGCACCTCGGGAGACGAAAAAAAGCAATACTGCAAAGAAAAGAAATGCAGAGAAATAAAGGAGGTAGGCAAAATGGCTTATACAGATTTTAGCTTTTACAGTGATAGTTTTTACGGCGAAGTGCTGACAGAGGATAATGCTAAAAAATGGCTGTCACTTGCAAGTGACGAAATAGATGCAATCACTTTTGGACGGCTTATAAAAGCATTTCCAACAAACGAAATTCACGCTGAAAAGGTAAAAAAAGCTGTGTGCGCAATAGCCGAAACTCTTTATTATATTGACCTGCAAAAGAAAGCCGTCATGGCACAGGAAGCGGACGATGGCGCCTATCACGGCGCTGTTTCATCCGTTTCTTCCGGCGGTGAATCTATTTCTTACGCGCAACTTGGCGGCTCGACTTCTACTTACGCCGCCGCAGCAGCAAGCGAAACAGAACAACGAAAGCTGATTATGAATATTGCTTCAAAGTATCTTGCGGGCGTGTCGGATGCCGAAGGAACAAATCTTTTGTTTGGGGGGATACGCTGAAATGAGTCTTTATAAAGACAACATTACGCTTTTTACTTTCCACCCTTCAACTGAAAAATGGTATCCACACATAATATGCGGTGTTCATTTTTTAGCGACAGACAGTAAAAAGGCTACACAAAATAGCGGAATAACCGCCGAGGATACAGCTAAGGTGTACGTACGTTGCACAAGCGGCAAAATAATAAATACGCAAGCAGGCGAAGAGCAATACGTCTCTCAAAAAGAATATACGAAGCTTACAGACCCTACGGGCTATATTACGTTTACACCGGAAAGTGATTTTTTTATACTCGGCGCGTCTGAGGAAACGGTAGCAAATCAAAATGGAAGCTGGCAGGCCCCCGTGCAGGAAGGCACGAATTTATACATTCGCATGTTAGATTTCTCATATGTCAGAAACGAATACAATGAACCCATTGCTGACAACGAATATGAATCCGGCCTTTACAACGACATGAACAGCAAGTACGACGGTGTGTATAAAATCACGACCTCGGCGTTTTTTGGCTTGATTCCACATTTTGAAATAGGAGGGCGGTAAAATGTCAGAGATGACGCATCTCCCGACTTTTTCTTATGTAAACGGTAATTTTCGTGCTGAGATAAGCCTTAACCGTATAGCAGACAATTTTAATGCCGCGCAAGCTTGGCTCGGAGATAGGGTTTTAGAGGATTGTAGAGCTTGTATGCCGCTTTTAACAGGTAGCTTGCAGCAACGCTCACATACTGAAGACGGCGGTCGTCGGGTGGTATTTCCAGGGCCCTATGCACGCTTTTTATACGGTGGCAAAGTCATGGTAGACCCCGAAACAGGTAGTCCGTGGGCGCGTAAAGGCGCAAAAAAAGTACTTACAGACAGACCCCTAAAGTTTCAGAATCCATCTGCCACAGACCATTGGTTTGATACGGCGAAAGCGCGAAATGGCGATTATTGGATTGCAGGGGTTAAACGAATTGCGGGGGGCAAAAGCGAATGAGTGATAAGCAGCCTGTAATAGACGTCAAGGGTACTGAAATTGTAAGTACGGCGCTATTAAATCTATTAAATGAATTTCCCGGATTAGATGGTAAAAGCATAAAATTTTCAACATTAGAGGACAATACCGGACTTGGTTTTTTCCCCACCTCAGGTGCAGTCCTGCAAACGAACAGAGAAAGCGTAACGGGTCGCGTGTGGCAGGTTTGCTTGTATCCGTTCAATATTATATATCGCGCTGCTCCAAGGACAGAGACTCAGCGTTTACGCATAAAAGAGTTTTTAGATATTCTTGGAAAATGGCTTGAACAGCAACCTGTTATTATCAAGGGCGAAACTGTAAAACTTGAAGCGTATCCGGAACTCGACGAGGAAAGGGTAATAAAAGCGATAAACCGTACTTCGCCCGGGCACCTCAACGCCGCGTATCAAGATGGTATAGAGGATTGGATGCTATCAGCTTCATTGCGATATGAAAACGAATTTTATAAATAATAAGGAGCATTGAATTATGTCAAAGATTGAAAGAAAATATCTTGCTCACTATATTGACGCTAATTTTGGCAGCGATACAGCCGGTTACGTCAGATTGGGCAGTGACCTTGAAGAGTATGTAGAGGAGCTCAACCCCGATGTGGAAACCGCTCGAAATATTCTCGGTGAGCAGAAGGTAACTCATAACGGATACGAAATATCCAGCGAAATAGATCCCTATTACGCCGCATATGACGACCCTCTCTTTACGAAGCTTGCAAGCATAGTAAACGAGAGAAAAACGGGAGATTCCTGCAAGACTACAAAGGTTGACGTCCTTCTCAAAGAGGACGGCACGGTTGTTTGGGCCTATCGCGAAGACGTTTATGTTATTCCCTCGTCCATCGGTGGTGATACAAGCGGTGTGCAGATCCCGTTCACTATCTATAACGCCGGCAATCGCGTTGAAGGTACTTGGGATATGACCACTAAGACCTTTACGGTCAAGACAAGCGAATAAAAATTAAAATTGTAGATGCCCTCAGTTTATAACTGGGGGCATTTGCTAAATAAACGGAGGATTTATTTATGGAAGACATTAACGAAAAAGACGAGATTAAAAAGGGCGCGTCCCTTGAAATTGAAGTCGACGATGGCAGCGAACAAGTTATCATCAAAAACAAACACGGCGAGGAAATCGGCGTGTTTTATTTTAGACCTACCGATGTCGGTATTATCGAAAGATACAATAAGTTTGTTAAGGATTTTTCGGATATTACGGCGCCGCTTGAAAACATTAACATTGCTTCGGACGGTACAGCAAACGGAGACGAAGTTGAAAATGCCGCATTAAATGAGGCAGAAAACAGGCTCTACAAGGCGTGTGATTATTTATTTGACGGAAATATGTCAAAAGCTTTTTTTGGCAACATGCACCCGTTTTCGCCCGTTAATGGGGCATTCTATTGTGAAGGCGTTCTTTCGTCGGTCGGTAAGTTTATTGCTCAGCGTTTTGACACTGAGGTTAGCAAAATTCAAAAAAGGGTTAGCCGCTACACAAACGACTACAACAAGCCCCGTAAAAGATAAAAATGATAGGGCAATTACCCAATTCTTTAAACGTGAACGGAACGGAATATGAGATACGTACAGATTTTCGGGATGTTTTAAAAATAGTTGTCGCTTTCGGCGATGTGGAATTAAAACAAGAAGAAAGAATTTACGTTTGCCTTTATATTCTGTACAAAGACTTTGAAAACATGCCGCAAAAAGATTATCAAGCCGCATTATCGGAAGCGATTAAATTCATAGATTGCAGCGCAACGGAGGACGACGGCAAGCCCTCTCCGCGTACTATGGATTGGGTGCAGGATGAATCAATCATTTTTGCGGCTGTAAATAAAACTGCAGGTATGGAAGTCCGCTCTGCAGATTATATCCATTGGTGGACGTTTATGGGCTATTTTATGGAAATTTCAGACGGGGTTTTTTCTCGCGTTTTATCCTTGCGGAACAAAAAAGCGCATCACAAAAAATTTGAAAAATGGGAAACAGAATTTTGGAACAACAATAAAACGCTTTGTGTATTACAACCCAAATTAACCGAAGAGGAAAAACAAGCGAAGGATAACTTGAATAAGTTGCTCGGATAAAACAAAAAAAAGAGGTAGTGTGTTATGGCAGAAGGCAATGCAGACGGTACTATAATTGTTGACACTGAGCTAAGTAGTGAAGGCTTTAAGGCAGGGAGTGAAGAAATAAAAAAAGCGGTGGCGTCACTCAATAAAAAGGTTGAGACGTTACGCCCCGCTTTTCAAAAAGCATTGTCGGGTAATGCCTCGGCTATTAACACTTTTGACGAGAAAGCTTCATTATTAGAAGAAAAAATAGCAGACGTAAAAGCAAAAATGGATCAACTCGGCACATCGCAAGTGCCGACAGAGGAATATCAAAATTTAATTGATTTAGCAGATAAATACGGTAACAAGCTTGAAGGATTATACGCCAAAGAGAAGAAAATGAAAGCGACAGGCGTTTCCAAAAATTCAAAGGCTTGGAAAGATTTACAATATGAAATTAAGCAAACCGGCGAAGCTATGGAAGAGCACAATGCTCATGCTCGCGCTTTGGAAGAAGATGGGATAGCTTTTCAGCTCGGTTCGCAGACATCGGAATATAAAGACCTTGCAGACCAACTAACCGCATTGATAAACCGATATAAAGCAATGAAGGGAGTGGTGGACGGCGTAAAAGCTTTAGCTCCTTTCCGCGAGTTACTCGCCGATGTACAAAAAGTAGACGACAACACGGAAAAACTCGAAAGTGCCTTTCAACGTTTAAACGATAACAAAACCCCGCAAGATTCGGCGCAGTGGACAAATCTGTCAAACTCAATACAGGATGCGAAGGACAAGCTTCAAACATATAAGAACAATCTAAACGAGCTACACAGCGCGGGAACTATTAACGATAAGCAATTTGAACAGGCAAGCACCGCTATAGCAGCCGCAGAAGACCGTTTAACGCAACTCGGAAGATCAACTGACGTTGCGCGTGGTAAAATGACCGCACTTGCCCTGGTAACGAAGGGGCTGAAAAAGGCGGGAACCGCTATCGGCAGCATGATAAAAAAGATGCGCTCATTCGGAAAATCTTCAAACAGCTCCAACGGTATGATTAAAAAAATTACAAAGTCTATATCCGGGCTTGGCAGTATGCTAAAGCGAATGGCGATACGGAAAATACTCAGCGGTATTATGTCTGCCACAAAGCAGGGCTTTGGCAATTTGGCGCAGTACTCAAGCAGTTTAAATACTGATTTATCAGCGTTGAAATCAAGCTTAACGCAGGTAAAAAACAGCTTTGCCACGGCTTTTGCGCCGCTTATTAACGTTGTTGTGCCAATCATAACGAAATGGGCAACTGTATTATCTGAGGCTCTATCAAAACTTGGAATGTTCATTGCCGCGCTTTCCGGACAAAAGACCTTTACAAAGGCTATTGCCGTTCAAGAAGATTATGCGGCGTCTTTGGAAAACACACAAAAGGGCTTGGCGGGTTTTGATGCACTTAATAACGTATCTACTTCGGGTGAAGCCGATATTTCGGATATGTTTGAGGTGGTGGAGATTGATTCGTCTATTTCTTCAATCGCCGAAAAAATCAAATCTCTTTTCTCCGACGGCGAATACTCAAACCTCGGAGAGATGCTCGCGGATAGAGTAAATAGTGCTATAGAAAAAGTTAAAGAAATTCTGGAAAAAGTTGATATTTCGGAAGTTATAAGCAAAATCACTGAGGGCGTAAACAGCTTTTTTGCGGGTATTAACTGGAACGCACTCGGAGAGACGCTCGGCACGGGTATACAAGGGCTTATCGATATAGCGTATTCTACAATCACAAACTTTGACATTGTCGAGTTAATCAGTGGTATAGTTGAAAGCGTAAACGCCATAATCGCAAAAATTGATTTAGGCAAGCTGGTTTCGGCTTTATCGACCCTTGGAACAGACGTTTTAGACTCGATTACAACGATATTTACAAACTTCGATTATGAAGCACTGGCTGAAGACCTCGCAAATGGTATTAAAAATATCGACTTCGCGGGCATAGTAAAAGGCGCTATCAAA